TCATATTCTTCAGCTACTAAAGATTGAGATATAAACCAACTTGAACCGCTTGTAGATGTAGTTGAATAATTTGTATATGGGGGTGTATTACCTGTTTTAGGCCAAGCTGTAGAAGCTGAGGTATAATACAAATAATACTCATAAGGATCAAAAGTAGTAATTATTTCATCAATTTTTGCTTGCCATACAATATTACTAGAAGTAGCATAATAAGAACCAGTTAATGGCCCTGTAGCCGAAAAACTAGCGCTGTAGTTATATTGTTCTAATAATTGAAGTTTATAATAAAAATTTTCAAGTCTAGTTTGAGCTGAAGAAAAATGAATAAAATTACTGTAGTTAGAATAATCAATATTAATTGATAATCCTTTTTGAGCCAATAAATTATTTAATTGGTATTGTAAACTTCCTGTTCCTTGAGCATATGAAGAGGTAGTTGAGGTTAAATTTGTATAATTAGTATAATCTGTAGAGTTATTTATAGTATCATTTACAGATAAATTAAAATTAGGACGATTAATATATATATTATCTCCTACATCACTAAAAGTAGGGGTAATAGAAATATTATATGCTAATGAATTAGCTATTTGTTGAACAACCCAACATTGTGTTTTTAATGTAAATTGTTCTGGGAGTGGTTCATATAATTTAATTAAAATTGTAGGATCATCAATATTTGTATTGTCTAATAAAATATTATTAGCAATGATTAATTGATTATCTCCAAAATCTAAATAAAAATCTACATATCCTATAGGTGAATTTTGAATTTCATTAATAAAATCATTAGTTAAAGCTACAACATCTATGTTAGGAATTTCAGTAGTATTTAATCTAATTTCAGTTCTATCAGAACTAATTTCATCAATATAATAAGTAGATAATGGGGTTGATCCTAGTTTTCTTTTTAAGAAATTATATAAAGTATTATAAGAACCTTGTTCATAACCATAAGCCGCTAAATCAGCTACTGGGTCTATCGATACTTGATTATCAATTAATTTATATCCAGGAAAGCCAAATATGTTAGAAACTATAATATTTCCACTTAAATCATAAACATAATATTCAATATAATCTGTGTTAGTATCAAAAGAAGTTTCTACTTCTGTGGATATAATTAAGTTTAAATCATTTGAAGAATATTCTTGAAATTCAAAATTATTTGGATTAAGGGGTAATATGTTTATTATTTCAGCCATTTTATATACTTCCAGATATTAATTGTTGTTGTAAATCTAAATTTTCTTGTCTTAATTGAGTTATTTCATCTATCAATGCTTGAATTGTATCATCTGTTGATGATGAAGATCCAACATATTCTTGACTGGTTTTTATAAGGTACTCATGAGAATTTGTTTCTCCAAATTTAGGTATTTGAAAAAATATTTGTTGGTAATTTTGAAAAAATTCAGCTGTTGATATTGTAGGAGTAACTATATTTAATGATGATGTTGGTTGAACTAATTGTGTAAAAGAAGTATCAATTACTCTTTCGTATTGATTTTTATCATATATTTGTTTAAATAAAGTTACAACAGCCATTATCCATTTATTACTTTAAAATAATATTGATCATTAAACACAATTGTTGAACCATTAATCGTACTTTGGATTAATATAGTATAATATCTTTCTGGTTGGAGATAATTCATATATAAATCAAAATAACTTGAAGTTGTATCGGCACTTAATTTAGTATAAATAGTATCAAAGTTTACAATGTATTCATTTGTTTCTAAATCCTTAATAGCATAATATGAAGCTGTAGGTAAATAGTAGTTATTTAAATAAACAGATTCTGTTTGCCATAATTGAACTGGGTATTCTGGTCGGGCATTCACTCTAAATCTGTTAATACTTTCACTATAAAATACTCCTGGATTTTGTGCTAATGTAATAGTAGCAGGTAATGTATTTAAAATTGTTTGAGGATTATTAGAACCAGTACTATATGAAAAATCATTCCAACTAATTTGTAAAGCTGGGGGGTATATTGTGTTAGTATCTCTAGAAAAATATTTTAAAGTAACTTGTTGATTAAAGTTATCAACAAATTCTTGAGATTGAGTTTGTCTAATAATAAAACCATAGTTGTTAAAAGTACTTGATGACCAATTATTTACAATACTTCTTACATTTACATTTATATCTAAAGGGGAATAATAATCAAATGATTGACTAGCTTGAGAACCAATATACCAAACACCACCTCCAGCAAATGAAGAAGTACTATATGAACCTGTTGTACCTGGTGTGAAACCAGCTGTAGTCCATGGTGTACTACCTGAATAGTTTCTCCATATCCATGAAACCCCATTAGTTGTTGGTGGGTTATTATAATAAAGACCAGTTCCCATTTCCCAAGACTCAGCTACAGCATTAATAGCTAAAGTAGTGGTATTTGATAAACCAGTAACGTCAGCAGCAAATACTTTAAGATTAGCATCCCAAGAAGAGGTTTTTACTAATGTTGAAAAAGCATTTTGTATTTCACTATTAGAAAACTGGATTAGGAATCGAGAAGCTTGGGGGATACTACCATCTATTCTTAAACTTCCAGTTATAAAATTAGTATTAGCTTCAATAATTTCATCCAATCCCGAATTTAAATCAGGATATGCAGAATATAAAGTTGCGTCTTTAGAGGGAAATATTTGTATTACTGCCATTTTATTATAAAATTCCTACCCTTCCTTGGATATCTTGGTTTGGATATTTAACTTCAAAAATACTAGGATCTAAAGAAGGATATATTGTGTTATTTTGAGTTGCTGCAGGGATAGAATAAGCATATTTAGAGTATCCTAAATTTTCCCCTACTAAATTATTGATAGTTATATCTTTTACAGTCTGTACACCTTCAATAGCGTCCAATAAAATATAAAGATTTCTTAAAATAATAGGTTGGTTAATTGCCCATTTATCAATAGCAAAATAATCTTGTAAAGCTAAAATACATTTAGATAATACTTCATTACTATTATAATTAGGTAATATAATAATATCAAAATTAACTCCTATATTAACAATAAAAGCATCTTTAATATTAACAGAATCATTAACCATTCTATATTGAGATAAGTATGTAGTTAAATTCTGTTTTAAGGCGGTGGATGCTGTGGTTAAACGATTATTTACGTTATATGACAACACATACAAGTCTAATACGGATTGAGATTCACCTGCTGATATTGATTGTGCCTTTGTTGGTTCAATATATGCTTTAGAAATAACTCCATATTTAGCAGGCATTGATAATGATCTTACTAAATAATCATCTTGTGTAACGTTACGTAATTGAGAAGCAAAATTAACAGATGAGTTTTGTCTAAGTTCTTCTATTGAATCTCCATCACCTCCTCCATCGGCTGATGTTGGGTTTGTTACTCCTAAACTATTAAACACATAGTTAGCGGTTACTGGAGTTAAATTAGAATTTAAAAAATTAGCAGTTCCTGTAAATACATTTAATGAATTAGCCGGAACATTAGAAACTGCTCCTCCACCTGTTAAATATCTAACTGTTAAAGTAGTATTTGAAGGTGCTATACCATATGTTTTAGTAAACAAAAAATTATCAGGAGCATATGCTGTTGTAAGTTTTGATTTTTCAAAAGGTAAACCAATACCTACGTTATTTGGATTTGGAATAATTTCCTCATCGGTATCACTAGATGTTCCTGAACCAAATTGGATTTGTAAAGATCCTGAATCTAAGAATCTTGTAACAAATCTACGTTGTACTTTTTCTAATTTTAAAATATAAGGAGTATCTCCTGAGTATTGAGATAAATTAGGATCATTTATATTAGTATTTTTTATAGAATTATATACCATTTCTTGCCCTAAATAATCTACCTCATACCATTTATTTTCATTTGTATCTGTGATATCTAATATACCAACAATTTTATTAGTATTAATTTCAACGGTGGAAAAAGGAACAGGTACAGCACCAAATCCAAATTCTGTTGTATTAATTGTAGCAGAAATTGCTTTTCTTGTTTTCTTTAAAAGAAAATAGGTTGGAGTAGCTCCTGTTATTTCATAAACAGTAACTTCAGTAGGATCACCAGAACTAGATACTGAGAAATCTATAGGATCCTCTATTAAAAATGTTACTTTATTAACTGTATTTTGAGTTACAGTTGAATTAGGTTCAACATATAATGAATAACTAAAATCAGGAATAAAAGTTGAACCTGAAGGAAGTGCTGGAACTTGTTGGTAAAAATCAACATAAGTAGTAGCAACTTGAGTTACATTTGGTTTGTAACCAAACATATAAGCTAATTCATATAAATTATTAGTTTGACGAGCGTATTGTAAATAAGTTTCCTGTAATTGATTATCTAAATAAAATGATAAAACGTCACCTACATAAGCAGCCATTTCCATAAACATCATTCCTGGGGATGATGGACTAAAGTCATTATAAGTTGTTGGGAAATAAGTTCTAGCATAATTAACTAAGCTAGCTCTTAGTTCAGTAAAATCTTTATTAATATATGATATATTTCTTTTGGTGGCCATTATGTAAATTGGATTTCAATTGTGTCATTTATTCCTGTATCCTGGATAGAGTATATTAAAGTTACGTTTACTTGGTTATTATCAGTATCGGGTACAATTTGTAATGATTCTATAATAACATTTGGAAAATAAAGATTTAAGGATTCTTGTATATCTTGTTTTAAAAAATCTAAATTTCCACTAGTTATTTGTTCAAAAACAAATTTCCTTAAATTTCCACCAAATAAAGGATTTAAATATCTTTCTGGTTGATTTGTAAGGAAAAAATTAATTAAATTGTATTTAATAGATTCTTGAGTTGTATATGTAGTTCTAAAAACACCAGGAGCATTAAAGGGCAAAGCAATTCCCACACCAACACTTGGTTTAGTATCTAAAGGGAATATTCTTTTTGCTCCAAATGCCATTATTTATTCATTAAAGCCATAATTTGATCTAATCCTACACTACCTTCAGGTAATGCTCCGTTAATAGCATCTACAGGCCCTTGAGCTTGAAATTGTCCAGCATAAGCAGCTGTTGCTGCTCCTCCGGTTTGCATTTCCTCCAAAATACCTCCAAACATTGCTTGTCTTTCTGCTGGAGTTAATTGTTTTGGTTTTGAAAGATGAGGTTGAGCATAAGTGTCTCTGATTGACTCCGTAACAATTGTTTTAGGGGCACGAACAGCTTCCAATAGAATATCTTTTAATTCTTCTTGAATAGCTTCCCTTACTGCCTCTTTAATAATT